CGAGGAAGCGCCAATTGTTGTCGCTCCCGGTGCTCCAGCCCAGAAGAAAGCACGTATCAAGGGTACGTGGCTTATGCACTGGGGTGGCGAGCACTTTAACTTTGAAGATGGCAAGACCTTCACTATTCCTGCTGACCTGTACACATACCTTCAGGCGCACGGAAACATCTACGACACTCTCTAAGGAGAACCCATGGCAACTAAGAAAAAGAGTTCCGAAGACGTGGATAGTGTTTCCGCAGTTTCCTCTGAAGACCTCAGCATTGCATGGGAAGACGGCATCTACAACTTTACTGCTGGTAATCCCTTAACAATCCCTAATGGATTAATGAGATACCTTGCTAACTCACCCAAGGTCCATGCTATCTACCCAGCCACCTCTGTTGAAGAGGTTGAGGTAGTTGAGGAAACAGAAGTAATTGAAACCCCAGAGGAAATTACTGAAGAGGTCTTGTAATGGCATTTAATATCCCTAACGCAATTGCGTACGGCGATACTATTGCCTCACTTGAACAAGCAGAGCCAGACTCTCTTGACTTCCAACTCTTAGGTGACCGACGTAACGTAGTTATCAGTGGTGGAGACGCAACAGTTGCTAGTGCTTCTGGTTCATACATCTCTGTAGCCCTGACAGCCACAGAGGTGGTCATTGGTTCTAACTATGGAACAGTTGCTACTAATAGTGGCTCCCCATTGTTGGTTGATTTGCCAACCTCTGGTCAGGCAAGATTTGACCTTGTTTGTGCAAAGTTTGACAGCGTTTTTTCCTTTGTGATTATCAAGGGAACAGACAGCGCTACTAACCCTGTTTATCCAGTAGTTCCTGCTAATCACCTTCCTTTACATGCCATCTTTGTAAAGTCTGGTTTAAACTCAGGTGTGTTAGCACGAGTCATTGTTGACAAGCGCACCTTTGTTGGTCCTGCTGTGTACAAGACAGGCTCTGCTGACCCATCTGGTGGTCAATCTGGAGACCTGTACTTTAAGACTGGTACACCAGCCGCAGGACGTTCTTCACTATGGTTAAATAAGGCTGGTACATGGGAGAACCTCGCTGGGTTTACAGCACAAGCATCTGCATCTACCGCCAACGCTCTTGTACTGCGTGATGGTAGTTCCAACTTTAGCGCTGGAACAATCACAGCAAACCTTACAGGTACTGCTACAAACGCAAGTGCCGTCCCATGGACAGGTGTAACTGGTAAACCAGAAGTTGGAAACGTTTTTATCCGCACAACAGACCCCACCTCTGGTGACGGAGCCAATGGAGACGTCTGGATTAAGGTCACTGCCTAAGGAGGTTGCGGTATGCCCGCAGTAAATAACGCCTCTCTTTATGGCAAAAACTCCTCAGGTCAATGGAAGACTTGGGACACCGTTTGGGCTAAATACAATGGTGAGTGGAAATACGGCATGGTCGTATGGATTAAGAGGTCTGGTACATGGCAACAAGTATTTGTACGCCTAACCCCAGCCACTTCCCTCTCGGCTTCGTATGCTTCGGGTAGCAAGACCGTAACCCTTAACTGGACTGCTGGTCTTGGTGCTGACGGCTACAAAATCTATGCTGGCACTACGTTGCTTAAAACGGTTACAGGCGGTTCTACAGTCACAACAACGGTAACTCTGGACTATTACACGACCTACAGCGTCACAGTAGTAGCGTATGCAGGAACGCAAGATGCGGCTCCTAGCAACGCTGTAAGCGTGTACAACACCATTACAGCACCATCTGCCCTATCTATCACTGGTGGCTCAGGTACAAAGGCTGTGACCCTCTCGTGGACTGCTGGCGCTGGTCAAGAGACGTATTACATTTACCGTGGTGGTACTTACATAGCCCAAACAACTAGTACAACATACGACACTACTCTTGCTGATTACTACACAAATTATACATTTGATGTACGTGGTTATTATGCTGGTAATACCTCTGGAGCCACGTCCGCAACAAAACAAGCGTCTATGGCAACCCCATCAATTACAAACCGTACTGTTGGTGTTTGGGGTTACGACAATTTTAACGAATACAATGCCGCTCCCAACATGGTTATTACTTGGGGAGCAATTGATGGTGCCTCATCGTATGACGTCTATGTGAGTGGTGGTGGTTATGTAACTAACGTAACTGCGCCAACAACAAGCGCAACTATTGGTGTGCAAAGTAGTATGTGGACAACCATTGATGGAGTACAGAACAATATTTCGTACGTTGTAAGGGCACTGCATTCAACAGGTAACGCAACTTCTTTTTCAGGAAACGCAACTTTTGGTATTGGTCGACCACAACTTAGGGGTGATGGAACAACAGTTAAACGCTCCACCCAAAGTAACCCTAGCAATGCTAATAAAGCGTATAACGGTAACCCCGTTACTATTGCCTTACCAGCAAACTGTAGGTATGTATCGTGCCGTGCTCAATTAACTGCTTCTTTTACTACATCTCAAATTGATAATGACGGTAGCCGAAACGTTGTCTTTGAGAGACCATCCGTATATGGCGGTGATGTTGCTTACACAGCCTCCCAAGGCAACCCCAATGACAGAACGTTTACCCTTGCCTCTGGAACCTCTTTTGATGCAAGTAACAACTATGGTTTTTCAGGTGGTTCTTTTGGAATAAGTACATCAGGAACAGGTTGGGCAAGCGTTGTTAGTGGTGCACCATCTGGTGAATTTTATATTGGTTGGTCATCTACAAACTCTAAAGGTTCTCTAGTCATTACCTTGACTTATCGACAAGTTACCCAAATACAGACAGTGAACACCACACCATGACCGACCAACTCCCTAAGCCCACAGGCTCAGTAACCGACATCACACGTGTCCGTACTGTCATGGCATCACGACACCGTGAAGAACAGCCACAATTAAATCAACCCGAGCAAGACACGCTCCCCGGCGCAGGTTCTGGAGACCAGTAAAATAGACTATGGCTAAATTAACCCCTCTCGAACACGTAATGGACTTGGCTCGGAATTACCTCCGTGATTTCCCTAAGTTTTTCCAAGTCTCATTTGATGCACTTGGTCGTACCTATGAATTAGGTAACCCTAATGTGGATGCGTCCACTCTGTGGATTGCCTCGGTTGTCAACAACGTGGTTACCCCATTGACCACATCTCAATATTCAATTGACGAACGTAATGGTATTCTTCGCCTTGCCACTACCCCAACTACGGGCGCAAAATTGATGATTGAGGGTTACTACTACGAGTGGCTCCTGCCCAAGGACCTCCAGTTCTACGCAGAGCGCTCAATTAACTTTCATGTCCCCACAATTGATGTACCTTTAGAGCAGGCTAATGCCGCTGTGTTGGACGTAGTGGGCATTGGGGCGCTCGTAGAGGCGCTTCAAGCGCTTATGACGGAGTTTGCCCGTGACATTGACGTAATGACGTCTGAGTCGGTACACCTCCCCGGCTCACAACGTTTTCGAATGCTCCAAAGCCTCATCCAGCAATGGGAAATGGAATACCGTAAACACGCCAATAACCTCAACATTGGTCCTGAACGTATATCCCAATTCAGCCTGCGTCGTGTTTCTCGTACCACAAACAGGCTTGTTCCCTTGTTCAAGTCTAAAGAACTTGGAGACTACGGTCCAATGGAGCGTATTTGGGCAGAGGATGCTGAGGGTCGTATCCTTGTCACAGAGAAAGATGAGCCATTGCGTACTGACGTATTCATTGAGGGTGAACCACCTGCTGGCTACACATCGAATGCGTTTTTCTAATGGATTACCGTCGAGAACTTGGTTTAATTAGAAAGCAGTACAGGCAGTACCAAAATGACCATGGAGAAACCGTGGTCTGGTATCAGTTTCAACCCTTAGGAACCTCAGGTACATCTTCTATTTATGACGACGTCTACGATGAAGGTATCGTTGGTTCTGGTGGTAAGAAATATAAAACAGGAGTTGTACTTCCTGTATTGATGGTTACTGAACAAGAGGACCAAAAGAGAGCCATTCCTGAAGGTCGCCAGCCCGTTCAGATTACTAGCGCCATTATTTCAATTGAAGATATGCGTGCCGCTGGTATTGACCAGCCCTTTGAGTACAGGCACCACCTTAATGACATGTTCTTGTATGACGGGCGCTATTTCTCAGTTCAGTCGTACCGTGTTCGTGGTCGGTTAAAAGATGACCTTTTAGCAATGGTTGAAGGTATTGAAATATATATCAACCAAGAACTGCCTTTTGACCCCGGCCCATCTGGGTACTCAATCCAAAATTTGCCATGGCCGGGTACCCTCCCTGCTAGTTCTTAAAATGGTAAAATAGTAATTGTCCGATGAGCGTCGGACAATACAACGCCCAGACTTCAGGAGATGCCTAATGGCTCTACAAACCTACATTCAAGGTTGCACCTGTGCCTAAGTCTGGATTCCTTTTAGCCGAAGATGAGGCGCTTAAAACACGCTTTACTGGTCTTACTGTTTCTGACGACCGTGACGCTTCTCGTGATGTTCAGGTCTTCTTCCGTTACCCAGAGGGTGAAACAGAAAGACTATACCCATTTATTACAATTGAACTAATTGACGTGGTCCATGCCCGCAACCGTCAACAATCTGTAATTGACCAGTACGCCTATAAAGAAGGGGACTCTTGGGCTACTGATAACCCAGCCACTGTGTCCTACTACCCTTCTCAAGGTCTCATTACCGTTCCCACTGCTCTGAAATACCTTAAAACTACGGAGTATGTTCCAGTAGACATTATGTACCAAGTTTCTACATTTTGCCGTAGCGCCCTACATGACAGGCAATTAACAGCCAAGATGCTGTATGACATTGTCCCGTTCCGCTATAACTCTATTTATATCCCAGCGGATAACACTTCTCGACGTTTAGACCTTTTGGACTGGACTACGGCTGACCTTCTCGACCCTGAGGCTGGTTACCGTAAGCGTATTTTCCGTAAGGTATACACGTTGCAGATGACGGCGGAGATACCAACATCTGCCTTTACTGGAATCAAGCAGGTTACTAAAATTAATACTACACTTGTAGAACAATCGTGAACACTTTAATCACCCCCCTGTTAACACACTTAGGAGCACCCGATGGCATTTGAACGCCCCGGAGTTTACGTCCGTGAAGTCCCTTCACAGCCGCAAATCACCCCCCAGAACACTGCTACAGCCGTTGCCTTTGTTGGCACGGCTTTACGTGGACCCACTTCCCCCATCCTTATCAACACTTGGGCATCATATGTCAGCAACTTCGGTCCGCTGTCAAATGACTACGACTTAGGTTATGCCGTTTACAACTACTTTGCAAATGGTGGTCGTGACGCATACGTAACACGTGTTGTTGGTAACTCTACTACAGCGGCTACCTTTTCCACAGCCGCACTTCCTACAAACACTTCAGCAACACCACCTGTGGCTGGAACGTTGTTCACCTTGACTGCTAAATCAGCAGGTGCGTGGGCATACAACACCACAGGTCAGACCGATGGTCTTCAGGCTGAAATTACTTTTGACCCCGCAACGTTGGTTGCAGGTGCGGCGACTGACACAATACGTATTAATACCAGCAGTGTGTTTAGCCTAAGCCTCAAGTACAAGGGAGCCGAAATTGAGCGTTGGCAGGAACTGAGCCTTGACCCAACTTCTGGTCGTTACGTCAAAGATGTTTTGAACTTGTTCTCAACGTACGTTGATTGTTCAATCCCGACCACAATTGCAACTGGTAGTTACTTGATTGTCTCCACTGGTGCTGATACAGCATTGACAATTGACTTTACTACCGCCACCAATGGTGGTGCACCAGATGCGACATCCTACGATACTGCTATCAAGAAATATGACAGCATTAAAGTCCCTCTTCTCATCAACTTTGTTGGTCAGACAGACGCCACCACAGTTTCAAAGGCTGTTAATTACGCCTCTAATCGTGGAGATTGTTTTGTAATTGTGGATTGTGCTTTGACCGCAGATGCTTCTGCTGTTACAACACAAGTATCAGCCCTACTTGCTACTGGTATCAGCCCTTCATATGCAGGTATTTATTTCCCAGCATTGAGGTTGGCAGACCCAGCACGTACTGGTCCTGCCTCTATCCGTACTTGCTTTGCAGGTGGAACAGTTGCTGGTGCGTTTATTCGTTCAGAAAATACCCGTGGTGTTGCTAAGGCTCCTGCTGGTTACTCTTTGGACCTTCGTAACGTCTTTGGTTTGGCTGTAACAACAACCACTGAGGCGCAAGAAGCAACCTTGTACAACACAAAGAACGTTAACGTTATGCGTTCAATCCCCGGTGGTACTTTTGTTATCAACGGTGCACGCACATTGGCAAGTACCCGTCCAGAGAAATTTGTCCCTGTCCGACGTACCCTTAATTACCTCAAGTCTTCTCTTGAAAATCAAACTAGTTTTGCAGTTTTTGAACCAAACGACAGCCGTTTGTGGGACAAAATCAAAAACCGTCTTGGTGCAAACTTGACCAATTTTTGGGCGGCTGGAAACCTTAAAGGTTCCTCTGCTACCGAAGCCTTCTACATCATCTGTGATGAGTCCAACAACACAACAGCAACAATCAATGACGGTTTTGTCAATATTGAAGTTGGCGTGTCATTGTTGAACCCAGCAGAATTTGTAATTATTAACATCAGCCAATGGGCTGGCGAAAACTCCCTATAATTAAGGAAATATTTAAAAATGCCTACACCTGCACCAGTAACAACGTTTACACAACGAACAGACCCTCTGCGTAACTTTAAGTTTCGTGTACAGATTCTTCCTATTTCTTCAGACCTTGACTCAAAACTTGAGGGTATTGACGATATTGGTTTTGCCCAAGTATCGGGTCTTGCGGTTACAAACGAAGTAATCACATACCGTGAAGGTGGAATGAACACCCACCCACACAAGTTTGTAGGTCAATCAGACTTCACCCCAGTTGCTTTCGCACGTGGTGCATTTGCTGGACAAGACCAACTTTGGAAGTGGCAGAAGTTCATGCATGCTTGGGTTGGTGGAGGTATCTCTGGAGACGAGAGTGGTAACAAGGGTACTGACTATCGTTGTAACATCCTTGTAAAGGTCTATGACCACCCACACACAGGCGTCGGCGCTGTTGGTGGTACAGGTGTTGGTAGTAGCGACACCCTCCGTTACGCCTACGACGGTGGTGTACTTAACACACAAACCGCAAAGATTGTCCCCGGTCAAGTAAAATTGCAGTACAAATTGTACAACTGCTGGCCGGGTTCATACTCGTTATCTGACCTTTCAGCAGGCGACACAACAGGTATCATGGTCCAAACGATGAACATCCACCACGAGGGATTTTACATCGACTGGACTGGCGCAGAAGACCTTTCTAGCAAATAACAAACCTTTACAAATTAGGAGAACAAAATGGATATCGCCTCACAGGCGAGTGCCCTTGATAAGGCACTTGAAGAACCCGTACCACGTATAGGGGAACCACCAAATACGTTGGTTGACCTCTACATTGGGTTACCCGATGAAGAAGGTATTTGGCAAAAGACGGCAATTGTTAGGGAACTAACAGGAGCCGATGAAGAGGCTCTTGCTTCTCTTGAAGCCAAAGAGGGTCTAAACTATTCGGAGTACATGGCGTTTCTTTTACGCCGAGTCGTGGAGTCTATTGGCTCTATTAATATCGCACAAAACAAAAACCTTGTTGACAACCTAATCGTAGGTGACCGAGATAAATTGTTTATGACAATTATCGAAGCCACTTATGGCAAGATGCGTGAGTACCAAGTTGCTTGTACGTCTTGTGGGGAATCTAATGACGTGTTTGTTGATATCACCACTTTCGCTGAGAAGCCCCTCAAGACCGATTCGGGCAACACCATCACGTATACCTTAAAAAACGGTTCAGAAGTTGTGTTACGTCTTCCTAATAGTGGAGACAGTCTTGTAGTCAATAAAGTGGCTAAGACAACCGCTGAACAAAATACCCTTATGTTGGCACGCTGTGTACAAAATGTTGACGGTAATCCAGTTGACTGGGCTAAAAGCCTAGGAATGGCAGACCGTGCAAATATGGTTAAACAATTATTAGACGCCCAGCCCGGCCCTGAAATTGGGGAGGTGAATGCCCTTTGTGCCCATTGCAATGAAAAGTTTGTAATGGTCCTCGATTGGGTCTCACTTTTACTCGGTTAACGTAGTTAACTTATATTGGGAATACGACGTTATTGCCTCTACATACAACGGGTTTAGCCTAACGGATATTCAAAATATGACCAAACGTCAAAGAAAGTTTTGGTCAAGTATGGGAAAATGGCATAATGATTAAATTGAGGTTTTATGGCTGAGTCGTCGTTAGACCCATTTGGCGACGCTTCGGTAGGTTCATCCTCCGACGAAGCAAAGGCAAAGCCAGCCCGTAAAAACATGAACATGTTTAACAGCGTCTTGCGTCTTGCAAGTAGTCCTGCTTTTGAACGTGGTATGAAAGCCCTTGATAAAGCCTTCGACAAATGGATGAAGGCTGAAAAGGGAGCCTCTGGTGGTTCAGGGGGCAGTGGTGCTGACCAAGTATCACGAGCCATAAACAACATGAAGAGCCAGCCCGCAAGTGGTGGTTCTTTCCAAAACTTTATGGGTGGTTTTACAGGCTCTGGTGGTGCTGGTAAAGCGGCTGGTGTTGGTAGTGCTGTAGCCGCAGGTGTGCAACTTGGGGTTATGGGTATAAAGGGAATTGATGCACGTGTTGACAATGCCTATGGTCAGATGCTTTCCTACGACAAGTTGTCAATGCTCTACCAACAGACGCAGGGTATTTCTCAAAACCGCTTTGCCAATGCTGTATTGCAACCTCTTGGTAATTACAAGTTAGGTCAAGGTGGTGCAAGTTCCCTTCTAGGTCTCCAAGCCTCTACAGGACTAAGTGCGCAAGGAAACGCCGCAGGTGTTGCTGGGTTGCGAGCCGCAACTGGCTTTGCTTATAGCACCCAAGACATGGCGCAAATGATGCGCACCATGGCATCTCCTATGGTAAACAACCGTATGACCATGACACTTGGTACTGGCATGTATGGTCCCGGTGGTCAACAACGAAACATAATGCAAGTTATGCAACAAGTTGTTCGTGGTTCTGGTCTTACAAATGAGCGTATGGTTAATAGTGGTATGCAGATTGGTTCTGTTACCCGTGCCCGCCTTGCCGCATTTGGTATTGCTGACGAAAACATGCAGGACATGGTTTTGAACTATGCCAAGTCAAACATTCAGTACCAGAAAAAGGGTGGCAAGGGCATGTACGACCCTAATAATAAATCCGCCCAAAGGTTAATGGGTATTGATAAAAACTTTGCTAATGAGCAAGAAGAATCACAACGTGTTGGCGAAGCACGTGACATGCAGTTCTACAAACGTCAGAACGACAACTATGCACAGTTAGAACGCAACACACAAGGACTGATTAAAGCCTTTGGTGCCCTTGAAGACAAGTTGTCTGGAATCATTGGTACACGTACCAGCATGCGTAACAATAAGAACCTTGCTATTGGTAAGACCATCCTCGGTGGTCTTATGGTTGCTGGTGGTGTTGCCGCTGGTATTGCTACCTTTGGTGGCTCGTCTGTCCTTAGCGCTGGATTAATTGCTGGCGGTGTAGGAATGGTCGGCAATGGTATGAGTGGATTCTCTGGTCCGGGTGACCCTATGCCCAGTGGCGCAAAAGATTACTCCGTTGGTTACGGTGGGAAAAGGATGTCACTTAGTGATGCAATGAGTAAACCCTCTGTTGCAAAACTAAATCCTAAATTCCGTGAGCGCATCTTAAAGATGATGAAAGATAACCCTGCCGTTGGTATCGGTTCGGGTCACCGTGAGTCTAGTAAACAGAGAACAATGTTCCTTGATAGGTACTCTAAAACAGAAGATAAAACAGACATCTTTTGGGAAGGTGCTTACTGGAAAAAGAAGGGTGGAGTTGCACCTGCGGCTCCTCCGGGATTCTCAATGCACGAAATCGGTCTTGCGGCTGACCTTACAGGTGACCTTGACTGGGTGCAAAAAAATGCAAGTAAGTATGGTCTAAAAACATTTGGTGGTGTCAATGGTGAGCCTTGGCACGTTCAACCAGCAGAACTTCCAAACAGCCGTAGTGAGTATGAAAAGTCTGGAGCCAAGTGGGGGTTAGGTGGTTCATCCGAACGCTCAGACCCTAATGCACGAATTGCAGGAATCTCAGATGGTGTAGCCCCCGATAGATTTAGTAGTTCTAGAGGTGGTGCGTCGTCTGCTCTTAATCAAACATCCATTATGGATAGCATTACTGCTAGTCGTGAGAACACCATTAAGGGTGTTGGTGGCGGAGGCGCTGGTGCGGTTAGCGCAAGCGGTCGTCGTACGGGTGCAGGCTCTGGAACTAGTTCAATTAAACGTCGTGGAAAGTTGAAGCCAGAAGAAGTGGCTCAACTGCTTTACTCAGCAGGATTCCGTGGTGACGACCTTGCAAAGGCTATTGCTATTTCTTATCGTGAAAGCAACCACAACGCAGGTTCTCGTAATGATAATGCTAAAACAAAAGACCTTTCGTATGGTTTATTTCAAATTAACATGCGTGGTGATTTAGGACCTAGTCGTAGAAGGTCTCAAAACCTTAAATCAAACGATGACCTTTTTGATGCGGCTACCAACATCCGTGTTACTAAAAACATGTACAACTGGAACAAGGGTCATGGTCGTGACCCCTTCCATGACTGGGGTCCTTACAAAGGTAAAGATGCTTTATATGGTCGTGCTGGTACCTACTATCCAAAGGCACAGGCTATTGCTAAACAGGTAAGTAGTGGTGACCCTATGCCTGTTGGTCGTTCAATGGGTGGCGGTGGGGGTGCTACTTTCGTTGAAGGTGGTTCGGTCACAATCCATGCACCAGTGACTATCCATACAGGTACTGGTTCTTTTGACCCAACTCATATTGGGCAAGAGGCTGGGCGTGCAATTGAACGTCAATTACGTATTGAAATGATGAGGAGAAACTAATGGCTGTTGACCGTTATGCAACTAATGCATTTACAAACTTTGCTGACTATGAAGGAAACGACTTAAAAGCAGGAAAAGTATTAAAAGGGGACAACCCTGATTTCTTGTACCCTCCAAAAGTTTTACGGACAGCATCTGGAAGCCTAGCAACAGACATTGACCCAATTACTAAAAAACCAGTAGACAGAGTTGGTTCTCATACTCAAAAAGTACAACGTGGCTACATGAGAATGCTTTCGCAAGGATTTAAAGGTGGTTCACCTCTTTCCAAGAGGCGTTTGCACTTTCAATTTAACCCTGACACCATTGTTCGACACGTAGAGGCTCGTCAAGACGTTCAACTGTGGATGAACCAAGACCCCGTCCAGTTGTTACAACCAATGCCCGGTACCTCTAACTTTGCTTTTGACCTTTTATTTAATCGTGAAGCAGAGATTGCCTCTGGAAAATACAGGGCTGGTTCAGAGGTACTTGAGTCAACGGCAAAGGCAGTATTACCCTTAAAGCCCGGTGCAAAGGGCACGTCTTCTGACATACCCCATAGCGCTGTTACAGATATTGGTGTTCTTGCAGACCTAATAGTTTTTGATGACATTATTGGTCAAGGAATCAATATGGATTTAATTAATAAAGTTATCACTAACGCTAATTCAGTTAATGCGGCGAGGCGTGCCGCCGCCGAAAAGGCAGGTACAGGTGGTACCACGCCAGATACAAGTGCGCAAGCAACCGTTACTATTGAAGCGGGTAAAATTAAAACAATAACCCTTAGCCAAGGTGGTACTGGCTACATCTCTGCCCCAGAAATTACCCTTTCTGGTGGTAATGGTACTGGCGCCAAATTTACTGCAACTGTCGCAGGTGGAGCAGTTACAGAGGTAAAAATTGATAATGCTGGTACAGGGTTTACCTCTATTCCCGGTGTTACCTTTACAGGTGGTGGAGACGGCTCTGGAACATCAGGGGATGGTACGTCTGATTCGCAAGATATACCACCAAAGTTTGATGAAGCCGATGCTAGAACTAATCTCACCAATAACTTTGGAAACTCTGCCTTTTTAGTTTCTTTACCTATTCGTATTGTTTTTTCTTCTTTGTTTATGGTTGAAGGGTATATAACTTCAACAACAGTAACATTTAATAAATTCAACCCAAACATGGTCCCTACTCAATGCACAGTCGGTATTCAGATGCAGGCTATGTACATGGGTTTTGCTAAAAAAGATACTTTCCTTACTTTGTCTTTAGCACAAGGTTTGAAGGCGGCACAAGAGGCTCTTACAGAAGCAGGTGAAACAGACTCTGACCCTGAAGTTGCCGCAGTTGAAAAACTAGGTGAAGCCCTATTTCAAAAAAATGTTAAACGAGGTAGTACAGGAAGTGTATGGTCACCTGACGAAAGTGACGAGGTTCGTGAAAATATTGGACCATGGCAAATATATGAAAGAGCCGATTACATACAGACAATTGCACTTAAAATAAACCCAACAAAAGAGTTAAAAGAAACACTAAAACGAGGTTCTATTAAGGATATTGATTATTCGGCGTCATGGAAAATTACTTATCTTGGTAATACTAATACCGCTACCCCTTTAGGAAACTCAATGGGCATTGTAAAAAACGAAACTCTTGCAACAATTTATAAAACAGGCTCGTTTGGCCCGGAGGGGATTGGAGACTTAAAAGACAAAACTGGCGACACACTTGTAATGCAGTTTGTAGGAAACGCCCTACCTGCTGGAAAAAAAGTAGACAGTACCACTACTAGTAAGTACAGAGTTCAGTTTCGTATTATTTTTACAGTACAGACTACATCTGGAGAAAGTATTCCTTGTAGCCAAGCATTTGATTGCAACTTAACTACAACATTTAATGCAACTACGGATAAACCTTATGCTTCAAGAAAAGGTTCTATGGTTACAAAAACCACAAAATGGGAGGATTTGTGATTACACTATCTTCACGCTATACGACCGCCATCGCTGAAGATGGGCAAGTAGTTTCTGTCAGGAAACCTATTTCTCCAACTACTTATACTGTGTATACGGTTCGTGACGGAGACACCCTTGATTTGTTGGCAACAAACATGTACGGGGACCCTACCCTTTATTGGCGTATTGCAGACATGAACCCCCACATAGCCTTTCCTGATTTGCTTCAGGTTGGTGACGTACTCAGACTTCCAGAATGATTTTTAAAAGTGCTTTCCCTAATTCACCAAAGGTGAATATGATTATTGATGGAGTAGAAGTCGATTACACAGCCATAAATTCTATTCACATAATGTCAGCAGAAAATGAACATGACTACGCCGAATTACATGTTTCTGGTCTTATCCCAAAGTTGGTCACAGAATACATTAACCGACCTGTTTTTTTAAGCATCGAGTACAGCCCTACACAAAAAACATCATTCTATGGGTACGTCGCTTTCGTAGAACCAAAAGCAATCACAAGGCGTGGTCTTAATAATAAAAGCCCAATACAATCTGCAACTATTGCTTGTTTTGGTGCCTCTTATGATATGAAGCCAAAAAAAAGCCGTGTGTGGGAAAAAGTAACTATTAGACAAGTAGTAACTAAGATTAGTGACGAATACAAATATTCTTGCCAAGTTCCCACTAACCCTTATATTTTTACAAGACTTGCTCAAAGCCATGAATCTGATGTGGAGTTTCTTGTAAGGGTATGTACCTCACAAGGTTATAGAGTTCATATTAGTGGTTCGCATATACACGTTTATGACCCTTTCAAAGCGGTGTCTAGAAACATGCCTTACGCCGAATTAACCACTTTGTCTGATAGTTCAACAAACGCAAAATTTGCTCCCGGTAGAGTTATGGAGTTTGATGGAACTTTTGGAAGTAACACTCCATATGGGTCATCAAACAACTCCGTTATTGAAACGTTAGACAATGACGGAAACTTGATTAAGTATAAAAATGAAGAAGAGTCTATGGGATTAGGCACAGTCTTTCCCGCTAGGTTTACTGATTCAATACCCGTTAACGCCGTATCACTATCAGCCGTTCAATCCATAAGTAGTGCCCACGTGCGTAACCAAACCCCATTCCATGCGCAAGTATCCACAACAGGAATACCTGAGGTAATGGTTGGGTCATTGGTCAGGCTAAATAAGTACGATTCTAAATTTGATGGGTTTTGGCTAGTTTCCAAAATTTCCCAAAAAGTGTCCCGCTCGAACTATGTCACTGAATTATCTATTGTGCGAGATTCAACCACTAATGAAGAACTCATTACTTCAAATGGTTTGCCTTATACTATTCCTGATGAACCAATTATTGTTAATGATTTATGGGTTTCAAGCAATCCAAAGGTGTCGTTATATGCCTAGTACCGCCAAAAAAGGTATAGTAGAGAGACGTTATGCCAGCACTTAAAACCCCCTTTTCCATCTCATCTAATGGGACTGTGTCGCAAACAACCGACGCTAGGCGTGCTGTTGAACAACGTATTACTGATGTCTTAGTAACCACAAAGGGTGAGCGTGTAATGCGCCCTACGTATGGTGCGGGTATGACAGAACTATTATTTGAACCTATTGATGACCTTCTTTATGGAGAGTTTCGAATGGATGGGTTAGAAGAGTTGGCAAGGTCTGTTAGTGGTGTCGGTATTGAAAACTTAGTCATTACCCCAACAGATTCTAGTATGACTGACATGTACGAAACATCTTTGAATGTAGGCGTTACCTACAAGATTGGTCCTTTTGATAGAGGCTCAGTCTCTGTCTACCTCGGAGACCCTAACACCCTTACGCAGGAGTCCACACTATGAGCAATTATGACTACACAAGTCGAGACTATACATCCATTCAAAAGGACCTTCTTGACAGGGCAACACGTGTACTTCCAGACTGGACATCTCGTGACGCCTCCGACTTTGGTATGGTTTTTGTGGACCTTTGGGCGTACATGGGAGACATTCTTCATTATTATGTTGACCGTGCGGCAGGTGAGTCTAACCTTACAACTGCTACTCAACGTGAAAGCGTTTTGGCTATTGCGTCTTTAATGGACTACATCCCTAGTAGTCGAACACCTGCACGTGGTGAGGTAACACTAAACATCGCTAACAGCGTTGGTACTGACACGGTACCTGTTCTTATTCCTAAATACACACGACTTGTTGCAACACCCCGAAACTCATCCGCAACTTCTGTTGTTTTTACCCTTGACAATCCTATTGCTATTACTAGTACCGTAAGTGGTTCATATTTTGACGCTACATCTGGTACGAACTTTATTGCTTACTCAAAGGTATCTACCCCATTAATTACTGTTCAAGTAACTGAAGGTGAAAGGTATGAAGAATACTTTACCGCATCAGGAAAACTTAGCCAGCAGATTCAGTTAGGAAACTCTGGTGTTGTTCGTTCAAGCGTAACAGTAAATGTAGCAGAAGGACAAAATGGTGATTATGTTGAGTACGCTTTTGTAGACCGAGTCCTTGAAACAACGTCTTCACAAAAAGTGTTTTATTTAGAGACAACCGCTACTGACCGCTCGGTAGTTGTCTTTGGTAATGGTGTTAACGGAGCAATTCCTGTTCCTAATGCTGAGATTATAGTTAACTATAGGCGTAGTCGAGGAGACGCAGGTAACCTTCCTGCGTACTCAATTAAGGCGTTTGAAGGAACCCTTTCGACAGGTTCTAGCCTAAATGGTGTCGTAGTCGTTGGTAATGTGGCACCACTTATTGGTGGTAGTGACTCTGAGTCAATAAGTAGTATGAAGACAAACATACCACTGTCTTTCCGTACCCAAGACCGTGCTGTTTCTCTACAAGACTATGCTGACCTTGCCCTACGTGTCCCCGGTATCAGCATAGCGTCTGCAACTGTTAGTGGTAGCACCGTTACCCTTCGGGTAGTTAGTAATGAAACAGACTATTCATCACGAACAATTGCGCAAAATACAATTGCGGCAAACACTGCCGTTGAAGAAGCCGTTAGTACATACCTTTCAACACGTACAGTCGCTGGAATCACTGTATCTGTAACGTCGGCTGTTTCCCTTAACCGTGTTCGTGTAAAACTTGCACTTCAGGTTCTGGATGGGTATATCCGACAATCAGTGGAGAGCGATGTAGTTGATGCTATTAGGTCTTTATTTGTTTTTGACAATGTGGAGTTCAGTGGAAGCGTTTCTCTTGGAACCCTTTACCGAACAATCATGAACACTACGGGAGTTGATTACGTTACCATTTCTCAATTTACTAAGGGAAGTACCGACGTAATTGACTCAAGTGGCTCATTCCAAGGAGTCACCGCTACTACGGGTAACTTGCTCTACATCCCGTCAGATGGACTACCTATCTTCACGTCTAGCACAGGTGGTATTACAGGGTCTGAGGTATAGCAATGGCTAGAGTTTCTTTTCGCACACGTCGTGACACTCTCGCTGGTGGAGACCCTATTGGTGTTGGGTCATACGCACGTGGTGGTTCAAACTTTCAAGAAATAGCAGGGGTATCTACTGCTCTTCAAGATAATGACAAGGCAATACGTTCTAACGATTTCATTATTGCGTTTGATGCACAACAAGAATCATTATTTGAAGCAACTGCGATTGACTACAATACTGTTCTTGTCTCATGGGAGTTAACTGAAGCACCTACTACAGAAGCACTACTTTCTGGCTCATCTGGTCTTATTGGTTTGATGCTTCGGTATTCAAATCTGGGTTATCCCGAATCTGCAAATGCAGGAGATGAAGTTTTTTATGATGAAAACGCAGTAGACGTAAACCTTAGTAATTTTCAAGTAATTCACCCAAACGTTGCCGAAGGTCAGTGGGCGTACTACACACTTTTTGGTCGTTACTACCAAGATGGTGGTGGATATTGGTATGAAAAATTTGCATCAGTTGAAACACTTGTCCCTACGGACTATGGCTCTACTGATAGTTTGTGGAAACGTATCCCACAGTATTACCGTGAACAAGACGGTGGGGACTTGTACAAGTTCTTGTCAGTGTTTGGTTTTGAGTTAGATAGAACTAGAACACTTATTCAAAGTGTGTTTCTTGGACATGACCCCCTTCTTGCAGAGGCAGAAGGGGTTGACCAACTTGCCAAACTAGTTGGGCTAGAAGTTGGTGTAGAAGACGTCGGTGTAGCCAGAACACGTGCCCTTCTTCATGACATTGGGTTTCTCCGACGACGTAAAGGAACTATTGATGGAATTATTGGGTACTTAACCGCCCTTAGTGGTGCCCGTGTTTCCTTTACTAATGTTGCTGGTATTGGTTATCAGGCAACTATCCATGCTCAACGAGCAAACCTTATTGGTAACCCCCACCTATTTGGAACAGCGGGAACCACGTGGGACACTTTTTCAGACCAAACAATTACAAAAGTAAACTCGTCTGGAAAATTAATCATGTCATTTAGTGGCACAGGAACTGCGAAGGTGGCTTTAATCTCTAAAGTAGCCATACCTGCTGAAGCAGGGACTCAGTATTATATGTCCTCTGAAATAACACCTACAGGAGCCACAACATATTACGGTGGTGGTCTTCTATCCTCCAGCACAATGACAACCCTGCCAACACTTTCTGCGGTTACTCCTATCAAGTATGTTGGCGCACGACCTATTTGGGAAGTAACAACACCAACAACCACAGGTACCTACTACCCTGTGTTGTACTTCTCTATCCCAACTGGGCACTCTGTAACTGTTGATGACTGGATGCTTGAACCAAATAACTACGGTGAGTATTTTGATGGGTCAAGTGACTTCGGTGGATTCCTATTTCAAAACAACTTCAACGACCACACATGGTCTGGAACTAAGAACGCCTCGTACAGCACCTTTACTGTTCAAAGAAAGAAAACACAGGAAGCAATTAAACGAATCTGTTCGTCCATTATGCCTGTTACAATAACCTTTGACCCTGCAAACACATCTCAACTTAGGTTTGATTGGGTCCCCGGAAAGACATGAACTACATAATTGGTGCATTAGCCGTTTACAAAATTGTCCAACTACTTGATGCCTTGTCACCCAAAGAAGCCATGCCATGGGTCAAAGTGTTGACTGGTATTGTTTTTGGATACATAGTGGCGTTTGTCACACATATGCCTGACAGGTGGACTTCGGGTCTCGCTGTGGCTACACTTGCTGGGACGTGCCACGGCGTCCTACGATTCATTACTTTGATTGGGGACTCTGCGGGACGACGTTCACCTAGATAGGAGACTCGCATGAGCAACAATAAGGACCACATTTACGGAGTGTTGGGTAGTGGGGATGTCAATCCCAAAATCGTCTTGGATGGATTACTTGACGTAAATGGAGAGAATATAACATTCCTCATCCATGCACGGCGTAAGCCTCAAGGAGCCGTAACCACGGTCTATGACTTCCTTGCAGACAATGAAGCAAAGTTCATTGCATACCACCGCATTGATGACAACGCACCAAAAGCATTGTTGTCATTAGCACAGGGTGTCCAAGTTAATGATGACCCTGCCAAAGCAATCATCACATCTTTGAAGCGCAGTGGTGGAACCCTCCTTCTCCTGTGGGATGAAGAGACACCTGAAAACTCAGAGCGCTTGGCAATCATGGCGGCTGATGCAGGTGTACCTATGAAGGACTTGTCAGATGGTCTTGCACCAATCGTTGTAGATGGTTCAGACGAACCTAAAGTAGAAGAGGTTGAGGAAGACCTCCCTATTGCACCAAAGCCAGTTAAGGAAGAAAAAAACCTTACAGCCTTTACCCGTGATGAATTGATGAATATGAACATTGGTGTTCTGCGCCGTCAGGCTAAAGCAATTGGTATTGAGAACCTTGGTCGAATCACTAAACAAGAAATTGTAGATGCCATTTGTTCATTAAGTGATGACAATAGAGAAGTTGACATTGACACAGACATGGCTGGAAAGTTCATTGCATCAGCAGATGTGCACAATCCAAGTGATATTGGAAATGGCTTCTTTACATGGCTACAAAACGGAGAAGTACAGTGCCACCCATTGCCACCAATTATGGTTAAATGGCTTATAGAAGAACTAAAGACTGCTTAGTTATTTCTTTCCCCGATTACGACCACGATTAGTGGTAGGTGATTCTGGAACAATCTTTCCATCTTTAGTGTGAGACATATCCTTGCCACCTTTGCCATAGACACCACGGTCTCGACGTTCTTGTACAAGTTCAGAACGCTTGGCTTTTTGCTCAGGCTTCTTGTTGAAATCTTTGTTGTAAGAATCCTTCTTAGCCTTTGCTTCAGGGTTGTCTTCGTAATACTTAGCAGTTTTCTTAGGACTCTTTGCTTTGGACGGAGCCATTACCACTTCACCTTGTCAGCCCAATATGCGGCGCTCATCTTGCCCTTGGCAATGTTCTTACCATGGCGAGCCTTAAAGGAAGCACGCTTGTCTTTCATGCGCTCAGACTCGCCCTCCTTGGGCTTTCCTGCTGTGTCAGCACCCTGCTCACCGAAACGGATGGTCTTTACTTGGTCGCCAACTTTGGCTACAACAACGTGAGACTTTTTTGGATGGTCTGGAGTTGCTTTTGGTTTGTTATAACCAGAAACACCTGCACGCTCTAAACGTGGGTCTTTTTTAGTTGCCATTGGTTCCTACCTTTGGATAAGGGTGTATTTTATATTTTAGTGCATTACGCAAGACTTTTCTTTGGGTCTTGTTGCCTACAAAGATGACGTAGCGGTGCTTTCTGGAGCGCTCTACAAAGTAGACGTTCTCTTCCCCATACTTCTCAATGACCTGCTTATTGGTCAACCCGTGGGCATAGGTGGCATGGTGCTGGTGCTCCAACCCCTTAACTCGTGGGTCTTTGAACTTGGTAGATAGACCCGTGTAGAGGAAGTTGGTGGCTTGGTAGACATACCCCGTGTGCTCTTGAGCGTTGTCTGCAAAGGACACGACAATCTTTGGCTGTGGTAATAGTTTCAAACTGCTACCCACTAGGCGACTCGCTTCATTAGGAAGGTTGTCCCGCAAAACAAGTCGGTTCAGTTCTACAACTGACTTCTGGTATTCGTCACCACAAACACCACGGCACAGGGTTGATGAAGGGGGCGTACCATAGGTAACAACTCCGACTAATTCACTATCACGAAATAATCCATATGCATAACTAATCGATGGTATGCGTTTGGCGTAATGGATATTCAGAAGGAACTCGTACGTCTCCTTTGATTCAATTGGTCGTATCTCGTATTGGTGCTCCACGACACCATCTTAGTCAATGGGCATGCAACCGCAACAGCATTCGTCGCTATTTCTTTTACGAAAGAAAAACAACAATAATTTAACCATCTACACAATTTACACCCATAAACAACTAAAGACTGGGGCACAAATAAGCACCCCAGTCCTTAGCCTGAGCAACCAACCAAAGGGACCAACCATTGGAGGTAACGAATGTCTGTAGGAGGCGACAATACGTTGTTGGAGAGTGTATCATCGTTACCCCAGCCGTCGCAAACCTCGGAGCAACATATGAGTAACCAACAGCCAAAACCAAATAAGTTTGGTGGAGCATTCTTAGCATTTCCACGATGGGTTCTTCCATACTTGCAAGGGGATTCGACGGCAAAGGCTGTTCTTCTTGAGTTGCTGGTTTACATGAAGCCCGACACCCAAACCACCACGACGTCTTACCAGTACATCGCAGAACAGGTTGGTGTTGACAGGCGTACAGTCATCAGGGCTGTTAAGCGCCTTGAATCGGCAGGGGTGGTTATCAGACACCATCGAGGGACAAAAGGTCACAACATGTCCAATGCTTTCATCATTAACTTCAACAACCCTGAGGTCCTACAGGTAGTGACACAGGTGACACTAGGTGGTGACATGGGTGACACTACTAGTGGTGACACTGGTGACACTACCCCTAGTGACACGGGTGACACCCAAGTAAGAGTTAATAACAAGAGTAATAATAAGAGTACCCATATCAAGAAGAAAAAATCTGGGTACGAGGACTTGGAAGTAGGAACCATCCAGTGAGAAAGCAACCAGCCGATGATTGGGGAGTACCGATTGGTGCAGACCCCGATGGACCACCCCCAGTTGCTAAGAAAAAAACCTCCCGTCAGGATAACCTGACAAGCCTCATTTATTATTTCAACGATATGCTTCCACGAGACGTGTGGGGTAAATTAAATTCACCCGTTAACCCACGTGCGATGATGGTTGGGTTGAAAAAATTAAAAGAGGCTGGTCACAGTGTTCCCGACATCCGTGCGATGATGGATTCATTCCTGCTAGAGATTTCTCGCAAACCACTTCCAAATGGGGTTGCACCATGGAGAGGGTTTCTTGCTAACCTAGACCGCCTCAGCAACCAAGTGCCCTCAACCGAGACCAGCACGTATGATGATATTGAAGTCGATAGGAGGCTCTGATGACCGAACTTCGTAGCCAGCGCTATTGGAGAAACCGTGAGTCTGAAGAGCGTGTGCGCAACACACAGATTCCAAAGAGGTTTCGCCAAGACACTCTTGATTCTTTTAAGGTGTTGAAGAACGACGCCGACACTTTTTCGTTAATCAACAAATGGGTTGATACCGCAGAAAAGCAAGTAGAAGACGGACAAGGTTTGTACATCGTCGGTGCTAATGGTTCAGGGAAGACGCACCTTGCTCAGGCTGTACTCAAGCGAGTGGTTTACAAGTATCCACTGTGTGGGGCGTTCATTACAGCAGACAAGTACATCCAACTTGCTTACAACGAAATCAAGTTCGGTGATGAACTGCCCGAGGGTTACGAAGACCCCAACACAATGAAGTACATGCGTGAAGTGTTTGACATCTTGGTGATTGATTCACTTGGTGCAGAGCGTCCTACAGATTTTACACGCCGTGCAATCTCATCTCTTATTGAGAGTAGGTACCACGAAAAGTTGACAACCATTGTGACAAGCACACTTAAACCACAACAGTTGGATTCAATGTACGGCAAGGGTGTGTCATCGATTCTTACGTCGTGTTGCTACTTAGCCCCCCTACGCAATGAGGATTATCGCATCTCGCAGTGGATGGAGAATAATGCAGGGGAATGACATCAGCGCATACTCCTCGTTAGCGCAAGCGGTTGTCTTTGAAGGTCTTCTAGCATCTCCACCTGAAGGTCCAAAATCAGTTCTTGAAAATATTCAACGTAAACGTGGTAATTGGGAAGGCGTGTTGCGTATGTGGACGCCACATGAGATGCCACTAAAGGCTCTTTCCGATTCTGTAAATCGGTTGGGTCTAGGAACAGACGTGTACACATTTCTCCATGAAGATGCGGCTCCGGTCATTGACAACTGGTTAGTTCGTAAGGGAATATCTACACCCGTTTATTTTTATCCCAGCGTTGAACTTCTTGAGTACGACCTGAGATTCCAGCGAGCAATCAGGACCATCTATGTCACAAATGAAGAACACGCAAAGGTACTTGGAATACGTTCCACAGTCCTACAAACGAATACTGCGTGGACTCCATAATGGCTAGTAGTGAACACCTATTAATTTCCAAAATTATCCAGACTGCCAGCGTTGCTGAAGTAGTAGATGCTGGTGTACGTCCCGACCACCTTTCCAATGAGTGGTCAGAGATGCTTATATGGATTCTTGGTTACTGGCGTGAGTACAGCGCCGTTCCTACAACACGTGTTCTTAAACAACAGTTTGGTGACATCCAATTAGTCAATGCAGAGGCAGAACCTTTTGCCCGTTTGATTGATGAAATCTATTCTTCGTACAAACACAAACAACTCAGTATTTCAGTTGCTAATGCTTCACCAATGCTGTCGAACAACCAGACAGATGTTGCTATTCAAATCTTGTCGGAAGGTTTGCAGAAAGCACAACTTGAGGTTGCTCATCTTCGTGACGTCAACTTAATTGATACTTGGGAAAAGCGTATTGAGCGTTACAAGATTATGCGTGAGACTCCCAATGGTCTCCGTGGAATACCAACAGGGTTTAATGGTCTTGACAGAATCACCGCAGGGTTTCGCCCACAACAGTTGATTACCTTTGTTGGTGAAGCAAAGAAGGGTAAGTCATTGATGACACTCATCATGGCTCAAGCGGCACACAGCCACGGCATAGTCCCTCTGTACATCTCATTTGAAATGAGTATTGAAGAACAAGAAGCACGTTATGACGCCCTTGTTGCTGGCGTGTCACATACACGAATTATGCGTGGGGACTTAAACATGGGGGAGATTCAAAAGATTGAAGACTCCATTAAGATTCGCAGAAACATGCAAGAGTTCATCATGACGGAGGATGCGTCTTCATTGACCACAGTCAGTGCTATTGCAGGAAAGTTACAGCAGTATCGCCCGGGGTTGGTCATCGTTGACGGCGTCTATTTGATGGATGACGAGCACGGTGAGCCTAAGGGAAGCCCACAGGCTCTTACGAACATCACACGAGGTCTGAAGCGCCTTGCACAGCGTTTTGATGTCCCTATCATTGGTACTACTCAGGTACTAGCGTGGAAGTTGGGCAACAAGAAATCCCGTGCCATTACGTCAGATGCAATTGGTTATTCATCATCATTTGTACAGGACTCCGACTTGGTTCTTGGTGTTGAGTCAGACCCTGACATTGACAACCAGTCAATCATCAGGGTTATCTTGGCACGTGCGGCTCCTAAAGGCGAAGTGCGTATCAAATGGGATTGGGAAAATATGGACTTTACGGAAGTAGGAGAGGAGAATGAGCGTGGCGATGACTGGTACTACTGACATCACTGACCTTCTCGTCAACATCGGTATAGAGGTCGTTAAAGCGGGTCAAGAGATTAAGGCTCGCTGTCCAGTGCATGTAAAGCGCACGGGCAAGGAAGACAACAATCCTTCGTTCTATATCAATGCCGAAAGTGGATTGTGGTTGTGCTACTCCTGTGGAGCACGTGGAAACCTTGGGCACTTGATTGCAGAGATGACAGGAGCAGACGCAGAGTCTCCAGAAGTATTAATGATGCTTATGGAACATAATGTCAATCAATTGACAATGCCGAAGTGGGAAAAGATTCCTGACATTGATAACAACATGTACTTTCACTACACCGACGTTCCGTCGAAGTACCTGAAGAGCAGAGACATTACACAAGAAGCGGCACGTAGCCATGGCATCAGGTGGAACCCTGATAAACACTCATGGATTATCCCAGTCATCGACCCTGAGGGTGGTCTACTTGGGTGGCAAGAAAAGTCAAAAGATTTTGTGCGTAACCATCCCAAGGGAATAAAGATGCGACACACTTTGTTTGGTATTGAGAAGTTCAAGTCCTCGACAGCCATCTTGGTTGAGTCCCCCTTAGACGTAGTTAGGTTTGCATCGTCTTTTGATGGAGCACAGTGCCTTGCTTCATTTGGTGCCACCATCACATCAGAGCAGATACGTCTTTTATTTGACGTTGCAGACAAGGTCATCATTGCTTTAGATAATGACAAGGCAGGTATTGGCAGTGCCAAGCAGATATTTAAATCAATGCCTTTGGCACGTAACGGTACCTACTGGTTGCAATACAAGCACACTGACGCTAAAGACATTGGTGAGATGACAGACAGCGATATAGAACTTGCAGTAACTAACGCATCAGTTATTCCGTGGTGGCTCTAAATGTTTAAAGGAACCTTGTACCCATTTCAAGAAGAGTCAAAAGACCGCATGGTTGACCGTGGGCAGATGTTGCTTGCCATGGTCATGGGTGCTGGAAAAACACCAACAACATTAGCCGCAGTTGAAGAGTTGATTGGCAACAAAGAAGTAAACAAGGTATTGGTTGTAGTGCCTTCATCATTGAAGTACCAGTGGCTTCGTGAAATAAAGAAGTTCACTGACTCGACTGCTGTGGTTATTGATGGCACACCAAAGCAACGGGAGGTCTTATGGAGAACCGCAGTTCGTTGTAATTACATTATTGTGAACCCAGAGGTCTTGTTGAACGACGAGAAGTACGTCACTGCACTTAATGCCAATGCCATTGTTATTGATGAAGCAACAATCATTAAGTCTCCTAGTGCAAAGCGTTCCAAGATGCTCAAGAAATTAGGAAAGAAGTTTCCATACCGTTTTGCATTGACAGGTCAGCCCATCGAGAACAAACCAGAAGAATTGTTTTCTATTATGGAATTTGTCGACCCAACTGTTTTGGGCAGGTTTGACGTCTTTGACCGAACCTTCATTGTCCGTAACCACTTCGGTGCTCCAGTGCGTTATAGGAACTTGCAATCATTAAACAACTCTTTAACGGACGCTATGGTGCGAAAGACACGTGCAGACATTGCTGACCAACTGCCTCAAGTCATTAATCAAGTAGTTCCCGTTGCGTTTGACAATGCAGGAGCATCGGCGTATGAGAAGATTTCCGCAGACCTTATTAACGAAATTCAGAAAGCGATTACTAGTCATGGAAAAGGATTTGACCTTTGGACGCACTATAACGGGGGTGGTGGCAACGATGCGCAAGGGCAAATCATGGCTCGTCTTACTATCCTTCGCATGTTGTGTGATAATCCTCAACTGGTTATGGACAGCGCAAAGGCTTATGACGACCCCACGCAAAGTACAGAGGGCAGTCAATACGCTTCAAACGTCGTCAAAGCAGGGTGGGTCCCCTCGTCCGCTAAGGCACCCAAATTAGATGCTGTTCTTTCTTACATTACGGATGTACTTAATGAAGACCCAAATAACAAAGTGGTTCTATTCTCGTTCTTTAAGAAGAACCTACGGCTTATCAAAGAAGCAACTCAAGGACTTACAAACAGCGTACTCTTCATGGGTGGTATGGGAGCGGATGAAAGAGACCGTGCTAAGACCCAGTTCCAAACCGACCCTAATGTTCGGCTCTTTCTATCCTCAGATGCGGGAGGTTATGGGGTGGACTTACCACAAGCCAATTACCTTATCTCTTATGACCTCCCTTGGTCGGCTGGAAAATTGGACCAGCGAGACGCACGAATCATCCGACTATCTTCGACACACCCCCATGTCACAATTACATCCTTCGTAATGAAGGGTTCTATTGAAGAACGGCAATACGAAATGCTCATGCAAAAACGTGGCATTAACGAAGCATTCCTTGACAAGGGGTATGACGAACAAGGTAAGTTTGAACTAAACCTTGGTACCCTATCCGACTTCCTAAAAAATACAGAGGTATAAAATGACACGTGTAGTAAAACGACAATCAGAAACTGAATTGAATGTTGAATATGTTCAACGCCTTGCTGAAGAATACAAGAAAGCAAAAGAAGTTCTTGAAGACATTGAAAAGCGCACTAACAGCCTGAAGAAAGAATTAAACGACATTGTCATTGAGCATGGTGTTGTCGATGATAAGGGTCATCTGTGGGTACAGATTGGTGACACCAAGTTAAAGCGTGAGCGCCGTGTATCCCGTTCCTTTGACACCCAAGGAGCAGAGGACTGGGCAAAGAGCACAGGTAATTGGGATGCCATTAAGGAAACTGTTGAGGTGGTTTCTGAGGACAAGGTACTTGGTCTGGCATGGAGTGATGAGTCCATTAATCAAATTGTTCAAGGTTTCTATATTGAAAAAGAAACGTGGGCGTTTAAAGCATGAAAGACATCCTTGACGTATTTGGAGAACTACCTGACTACCCCGGCAAGCGTGCCCCTAAAAACAGACCTGCGTCTCGTAACATTCCCTTTACTGTGGAAGACCCATACGCCAACATTCCTTTTAAAACTCTTGTCGTCAAAGGAGAAAAACAAACGTTCTACACTGTTGGAAACGTTGCTCGTATTCTTGGACGCAAAGCACAAACCCTTAGAAAATGGGAGAGCAAGGGGTGGATTCCACCCGCAACATACCGAACAACAAAATCTTCTGGTTCGGACTTGCTAAACACCCAGTCGAGAGGGTATCGTCTCTACTCCCGAGAACAAGTTGAAATAATCAGGCGAGGTCTTGAAATCAACGGACTTCTTGGGGAGAGAACCAAGACTTGGCAAAAGGCTGAGAAATGGAATTTATTCATCAACTACGTAAAGTCCAACTGGACTAAGTAACAAACAATTAAGGAGCAACCAATATGGGCAGATGGGATGATTTCGAGGACGACGAGCAAGAGTTCGTCGAACCAAAGAAAACAACAGACACAGGACTTTCTCGCAAGGCACGACCTGCGATGGACGAAGACGACGAGGACGATGCGCCAGCAAAGCCAACCGCCCGTGTTGTTCGTTCAGGTTGGGGTAGCGCCGACCGCACTTCTTCCACTACCGATAGCGAGTACGCAAAGCGTCTCAAGGTGACTGACGAAGTACAAATCATCAAGTTCTTGGACGACGAGCCATACGCTCGTTACCGCCAGCACTGGGTAGAGCGCAAAGGTCAGATGTCTTTCACATGCATCGCTGACATTGAGTCAGGAACCAACTGCCCACTCTGTGAAGCAGGTAGCCGTGCATCATGGCGTTTCAACTTCAACGTCGTTCTCTTGACTGCTGGTGAAGAGCCAGTGCTTCGTTCATACGAAGTCGGTGCACGAGTCATTGACCAGTTGAAGAACTTCAATGACCACCCTGCAATGGGTCCACTTCCTAAGCACTACTGGACAGTCTCACGTTCGGGCAAGGGCGCAACAACAGCCACCAATCATCAGATGGTGAAAAAAGACGACCTTGTTGATTGGAATATCGAGGCTCTTAATAAAGAGACCTTGGAGCACTTCTCCAGCATTTCCTACACGGACGAAATCATTCGTACACCGTCTCGTAAGACACTCGCTGAAGTTGCTCTCGAAATTCAAACTGACTGATGAACTACAGCGTCGTCACCTCCCTTGATGAGGTGCGTGATGCAGTTGCAATTATCCAGCGTCACGGGTCTTTCGTTTTTGACGTAGAGACTCGTGGCGTACTGGAGCGTCACCCTGACGTTCAAGAGTTTGTGGAGAGAGATTGGAAGGAACACCTTTCTAAACTCAAAACCCCAACTCCTGAGATTGCGCTCAAAGCACGACAGAACATTGAGGCACGCCATCGAGGCAACCTTGCTCTTGACCCTATGCGTAATGAGGTCTTTTGGATTTCATTAGCAACGCACGGTCATTCTTGGGCAATCCCTATGGGGCACAAGGTTGGTATCATTTTGACACCAGAAGAAGTTGGTGATGGCACCACCATTCCTCCTGAGGGGTATCGCAAACTACTGAAGAGTGGTGAAGAATCCATGGCTAAAGCCAAGTATGTGATTCCTGCTGTGTATGACCAAGTGCCACATCAATTAAATCGTTCTGATGTTTTAGAAGTCCTTAGACCATTGTTCTTCAGTGACCTTGTTAAAGTTGGGCACAACGTAAAGTTTGATGCTCGCTCTATTGGCAAATACTACGGAGAGATTCCGCACGGACCGTTTGCTGACACCATCTTGATGCAACACGTTCTTAATGAAAACTTGATGTCTTATTCTCTGGAACAAGTCATCATGAAGAACTACGGTGGGTATAACCCCTACAAGCGTGAGGGTAAGGTCGGAAAGATTATTGACGACGTACCTTTTGATGTGGCTTCTCGGTATGTCCACCTTGACGCACGATGGACGTGGATGCTGTACACCCGCATGTGGAGAGTCATCTCTAACCATGAGGACTTGCACAAGTGTTTTGACCTTGACGCCAAGGTTCTCCGTGTCCTTATGGAGATGGAAGATAATGGCATCTTGGTTGATAGCCGTGCTCTCAAGAAGTTGGGTAAAGAACTTGACGGAAAGATTCGTGAGACGTTGCTTGCCATTAGTGAGCATGCCTTCGTAGGTTTCAACCCTGACTCAAACCCACACAAGCAGGCTCTCTTGTTTAACAAGAAGCGTGAAGGTGGTTTGGCATTGAAGCCTGTAAAGAAAACCGCAAAAGGCTCTGCGTCAGTAGATGAAGAGTCATTACAGAAGTTAAAGGGAGAGCACCCAGTTATCCCTTTGTTGTTGGAATACTCAGAAATGCAGAAACTTAAATCCACTTATGTGGAGGGACTCATCCCCAAGTTAAACAACAGTCGACTGCATCCTTCGTTCCACTTGCACCGAACAGCAACGGGTCGTCTTTCGTCTAGTAACCCAAACCTCCAGAACATTCCACGTTCGTCATCTGTCAGGAGTCTGTTTGTGGCTCCCGAAGGGTGCAGGTTACTGGTGGCTGACTACGACCAGATTGAACTTCGTGTTATGGCAATGTTCTCTCAGGACAAACAGATGATGAGAATCTTTGCCAATGAAGAAGACATTCACGCTGGAGCCGCCGCTCTCATCTATAAGAAGCCCCTTGCGGAAGTAACTGACGAAGAGCGCCAAGTTGGTAAGGGTGTCAACTTCCTCACTGCCTACGGTGGTGGCGCAGGTAAGTTGGCAAACACTACTGGTATTACCTTTGAGGAAGCCAAAGAGATTATTGACAATTACTACAAGCAGTTCTCAGGAATTACCGAGTGGAAGCGTCAGGTAGTTGCCAGTGGTCGGAGCAAGGGGTACGTGACCACCATGTCA